CCGAAACGGTGTAAAGCTGCCCCTCAACGTCGTGGAGGCCACGAATCGGACCGCTCATCCTTCCGACTCCTCGGGCGGGTAATGGCCGATCCACACGAGGGGACGCAGCCCGGGCGCGTCAACCAGCTTGGCCGGCGTGCGCGTACCGGCCACCTCGGCCTGCACGGGGATGTAGTTGACCGTGTCCTGCTGCGACCACGACAGGCTGTCGTCGGTATAGAACGGGCCGATGATGTCTACGGGGCGGCGCATTAGCGGGCAACCTGCCTCAGCCGGCCACCGCTGGACACACGCCCGCGCTCCTGCGCATTCGCCTGATCCAGCAGCTGTGAGTAGTACGCCTGCCACATTGGGATGCGGCCGTCGAAGCCGTAGAACGGCGCGGACACGTACAGGGCGGCGTACAGGTAGATTTCGGGATAGCGCTGGAACGTGGCGTGTAGCCCGTCCTTCAGCGCCGGTGGCTTGGCGTAGTAGCGGCCGCCGAGCTGGTCGCCATCCTCGGCGCGGGGCGAGAAGATGATGGATTCTCCAGCCTGCGCCGCCTTGCGGGCCTTGCCCCCGTTGAAATGCTTCAGCCGGGAGCGCAGGTCGCGCTCAGACACGATTTCCAGCGGCTCGCCATCGTTGAGCCACAGGATGGACAGCTCCATGCAGTCCAGCGGGATCGGGGCGGCGTTGCCGCCCACCTCGCCCAACAGATCGACCTCCATAGAGGAGGCGCGCAGCGGCCCAATGCGGCGACCGTCGCCTGCAAAGTTGCCGCCGTAATGGACGAGCGCCTCGCCCATCGAGATCATGGTGTCCAGCGAGGCCTGGCCGTCCCCGTTCTGGCTCACGTCGTCGCCGAGAATGACCATCTCGACAGCGGTTCGGAACTCCTGGTAAGTGCTGTAGGCCATTACAGCTTGCCCCCCCAAACGCGGAAAGCTGCGTTATCGGGATCTTCGATGAACTGTGTCTGGAGCTTCTGATCCCGCATGAACGTGGCGAACGTGACGCCTCGCTTGACGCACCAGTCGTTGATGACCCAGCCGTCAACACTCATCGCAAGCTTCTCATCCTTGCGGTTACCTGTTCCAGCGTGACGCATATCGGCGCAATGGCGAGCCAGCGCGTCCAGGTCGGAGCGCTCCACGGTCTGCACGGCGACGATCTTGTCCGCGTCGTCGTGGTTGTCGAAGAAGAAGCCCATCCGTCCCCCAAAAGAAAGGGGCCGAGGGATATCCCCGGCCCCAATTGCCTTACTCGCCGTGCTTACGCGGCGCCGCTATCGGTGCAGTCAGCGATGGCGTACAGCGGCTTCTCGTCGCGGACCACCAGCGAGGTCTCCGTACGGACCTGCCAGTTCTTGGCGTCGCCGATGGTCGCCAGCTGCTCGCTCTCGAACGGACGCAGCACGGCCAGGGCCAGCTTGTCCGCGTCGAACACGTACACCGTGTTCTTCAGGCCGGCGGTGGAACCCGCCTGGATGCGGTTCGGCACGATCTTGGTCACGCCGAAGTCGCTGCGGTAGAAGTCGAACGCGGCATTCACCACAGCAGCCGTACGGCCGCCAACCTCGTTGGTCTTCTGCACGCCACCCGTGAATCCCGAGATGCGGACCTTGTGGGCCGGCGAACACATGACGACCGAGGCATCACCGCCGTTGGTGTAGCAGGTCTGGAGAGCCAGCTTCAGCGCGGCCTCGTCGAACGCGGCCAGGGTGCCAGCAACAGGAGCCGTGTTGCTGGTCGGGACCGGGGCGGCGCCCGAGCCACCGCCAGTGCGGCGGTTGGTGATGAAGCCGTACAGGCCGCGCTGCTTCGGGGCAACCGCATCGGTGCCCGTGACGGTCGCGCCGGACGCGATGCACGCGGCCTCCTGGTCGCGCTTCAGCTCCAGCATCTTCTTCATGCGAAGACGCTTGGACTCGTTGTCACGGCCGTACTTCTTGACGCGCTCGCCGGTGTTCGACACCGACACCGTGTCCTGGAAGATCTGGGTGCGGTTGTTGAGCAGGGTCGGCTCGGTCTGCGCCGAGTAGGAGGCATCGGCACCTTCGATGGCGCCACGGGTCTGATCCGGGGTGCGGTAGGTGTCGCGCTGCCACTCGAAGTAGACGTTATCCACCGGCTGGCGCTCGATCATCGAGAGCAGCGGGGCGTCCGAGGGGTTGAAGTTGTAGATGTGATCGATCACATCCTCCTTCACCTTGACGATGGAGGGAGTGATGAGGGTATTGGTCGGCATGGTTGACTGTCCTTAGTCGATGAGATCCGCCAAGGCATTCAGGCTCGGCTTGGCGCGGTACGCCTTGTGTGCGGCCTGATGCTTGGCAAGCTGGGGGGGTTGGGCACGGTTACTCGGGGCTGCGACCTTCGGGAGCTTGGAGACAGGCTTCATCTGCGCCTTCTTCTCCATCAGCTCGTCGTATGCCTTCGCCTTGTGCGTGAGTTCCCAGAAGCCCTTTTCGAGCATCACGTGATCGAAGCTGCCTTCGCCTAGGCCGTGCTTGCCGGCATAGCCGATCAGCTCGTTCAACGTGGTGTCGCTCCAGCCCGACAGGGTGTCCTTCAGCGCAGCCTCCGTTTCCGCTCCCTTCTGGGCGATCCAGGCTTGCCGCGAACGGGCCTGTTCGTCCTGAAGTCGCTTCACGGCCTGCTGGGCTTCCGCCAACTGGCCCTTGCGTGCTTCGTACTGCTCTTTCTGGGCGATGTAGAGGGCGACGTCCCGCTGCGCCAGATCAACCGGCGGCGGGGTGCCCAACGTGCTGGACATGAAGTCAGATAGCGCTTCCAGCCGGGCGACGCTCTCGTTCAGCGTCTGCTCGTACTGCTGGCGGCTTTCCGCTGCCTTGGACCGTTCGGCGTCAACCGCCTTGCGCTCCTCGGCCAGCGCCATCGTCTTCTGGGTGTAGTCAAAGCCCTTCTGGGCGAGTTCCACGACCTCGGACTGCTTGAGGGTGACTTCCTTGCCGTCGTGCTTCAGCACGACAGTGGCGTCATCCTCCGCTTCCTCGTCGGCCTCATCCTCGGTTTCCTCGACATCCTCCCCTTCGGCTTCGTCGGAGCCTTCCTCGCCCTCCTCCGACTCGGCCGGCGCGTCCTCGCCTTCAATCGCTTCCTCGCCATCGTCCATCATGGCTACGAGTCCGCTAAGCGTGGCTACGCCCTCGGACGGCTGGCCTTCAAGGCCGTCACCTTCCATCGTCATGTTCACTTCCTTGTGTACGTCCGGCTCCATTGCCGGGCGATCCCCTTGCGGGATTCGTTACAGCGGCACTCGCTCGCCGCTGCCCAGGACCGCCAGAGGCGATCCATCAATGACTACTGCGCTGCCGCACAGGCCGTTCCAGTGGCCGACTGGCGGGTTAGGCCAGTAGACGACGCAGACCGGGTTGCCGGGCTTGTCCAGCGCGCTCAGGCGCCCGAGACAATCCGCCCAGCGCGCTGGCGCAGGGTCTGTTTCTGCCGCAGCTTGCCCTCGGCGATCTCGCCGCTGCGCATCAGGCCGGACATGTAGCCCTGCACCTTGTCCAGCGTCCGAAGCAACCGGTGCAGCTCCTCGCGCTCGTCTTTGTCCCGTGACTCTCGCCATGTGCGCGTCAGCGCCTCCTCAAGCTTCTTGTAGGCGTCTTGATAGACGGGATTGTCCAGCACGGCCTGCGCCTGCTGGCCCCGCTGCATCTCGGTTCCAAGGCTCATCGGTTCCCCTGCAATGCGTCGATCACCAGCGCCAATGTCTGCTCGATGGACTCAATACGCGCATCCACGGACGCATCGACCTCCTGAGCCGCCTGCCCGCGAGCCTTCAACAGGATGTTGGCCTCCGCCTCATCCCGCCGCAGTTCGATCTCCTGGCCCTTCTGCTCGATCTGGGCCGCCTTCAGAGCGAGGTCGCCATCCTTGGCGCGTTTCTCTGCCTTGAGAGCCTCGTTTTCTTGCGCAGCCTGCTGGAGCGCCTGCTCCATCTGTTGCATCTGCTGCTGGATCTGCTGCTGCATCTGCTGGAACGCCTGCGGGTTAGGCGGCATCCCTGACGGCTCGGGGTCCACGAACTTCTCAGGGTTCTTGAACTCCAGCGCCTGCACGTACAGCTTGATGGCCTCGGCGATGTGCTGGGGACGCACCACGCCAGCCTGCACACCGGCCTGGATCAGCGGCATCAGGCCCAGAATGCGGTTGGCCTGCTGCTCCTTGCTGCCAGTTCCAAGACCCACGTTGATCTTGACGTTGAACTGGTCCCGGAACTCGCCGGGGTTGATCGGCACGAACTCGCCGTTGATCGCCACCATCTCGGCAACGTTCTGGTGCTGGATCGCCAGCTTCAGCATCTTGGCGAACAGCTGCTTCATGCCGACCGCAAAGAAGCGGGCGATCAGCTCCATCCGCATGTCGGCCTTGGCCGTCAGCAGCTCGGTGCCGCGCGCCGTCTTGTTCAGGGCGTTCTGGTCAGTGCCCGCGCTGTAGCGGTTGAAGCCGGTCCGGTTCTCAGCCCAGCTCGCAATGAACTCGTTGAACTGGTAGGCCGGTGCGCCCAGGTTCGGCTGGATAATCGGCTGGATCGCGGTGTTCGCCGGGCCAGAGCCACGGATGAGTCCGCCGGGCCTGTTGTCCAGCAGGTCATCCACGTTCACATCGGCAGACGTGTTGACGTAGGTCCGCCCATTGACTGCAAAGGCCATGTTGTCGTCGATGGACCGGACGATGCGGGTCCGGAGGCGCTGGGGCTGGACCGCACGATCCGCCGGGCAATCGCCAAAGAAGGCGTGAGAGCGCGGCATCGGGCAGATCCACACGAACGGGTGGTCGTCCACCTGTTCAATGGCCGGCTCGCCGTTGTCGTACACGGCCAGCTTGTTCTCGATCATGCAGACCTTCAGCCACTCGGCCGCGCCGTCGCCATCGCGATCAAGCCGGATGTACACCTCACGAAAGTCAACCTCCTCATGGGAGGGGTGCGGCGCCGCGTAGCTGAAATCGCCCGTCTCGCCCAGCTCGGCGATCATCGCGGAACCGGGCGTGCTGCCGCTGGTCGTCGGGCAGTCGGTCAGGTCGTAACCTTCCGCCTCCAGCTCGTAGCGCGGACGAGGCCACGCCTGAGCGATCATGCCCGGGTCAGCGCCCCACCGCGCGTTCACGTCCACCCGAATGTGGGCCGGCGGACACGCCTGCACCCGAATGCGGATGCGACGGCCTTGCTTGACGACCGTGAAGTTCAGCAGGCCCCGCTCGTCCGCCTCCGGCTCGCCCTCCGGCTCCCAGCCTTCCTGCATGAGCATCGCCAGCTGCTCGGGCGCCTGACCCTCGTAGCGCTGCTTGGAGTCCTGCGCCTGATCCTCGGCCCAGACCTTGGCGAAGCCCACCTTCTGGAGAAGCGCGTCCTTGAACCAGTCGTGGATCACGCCCACGCCGTCGTTGCGCACGTAGAACAGGTGGTTCACGTACGCGGTGGCGAGCTTGGCCTGCTCCTCGCTGCCCGGCTGGCCCTCGCCCTCGAACAGGACCGCATCATCAGACCCGACGAACATCCGCATGATCTGCGGAAGCATGCCGTCCACCGTGTCGGACACGTCGGTCGCAACGAAGTCGGACCGGTCCTCGATCTCAGGCGGCCCCAGCTCGCCCACAGGCTCGGCGTTGTAGAAGTCCAGGTTCCGCTCGCGGGCCTTGGACACGTCGCCGTCAGGCGCGCCCAGGCTCGTGGCGAACGCCTTCTGGCAAGCCAGCTCGATATCTTCGTCGCTGAGCTTCTGCCGGGCTTCCGATGCCATTTACCTGATCTTCCTGTAATTGAGCTTGCCGTGATTCGAGGCTGTCGATTGCGCGATGTAGTCCACGGCCAGCAGCCCGAAGGCATCCGCGCCGTGACTTGCCCAGTCGTGATTCGGCCCTAGGCCGATGCCGCGCTTCTCGTCCCACTTCTCGTGGTACCAGCCCAGCGCGTCGCGCCCGGCCTCAGTCTTTGCCGCGTCGAAGTGAACCTGCGGGAATGCCCGCCTGACCGCCTCGATGCGCTGATTCGCGGCCCCTGCGCCCATGTTGGGCACCACCCGCACGCTGAACTCAGCCTGCCGCAGGGCGCTCTCGTAGCTCACCGCATGCACTTTGTCGTTCGTCGCCCCGTCGTGGGGCAGGACGCACAGCGCCTTGCCGTAGCCGCTGGAGCGCAGCCAGTCGACATGCGCCGCAAGTGGCTGGCCGACTTTCTCGTAGTAGTCCAAGGCAAGGATCTGCTTGCCCACGAATTGGGCAATCCAGATAGCGCATGCGTCCGCCTTCGCCCCGGTGCCGCCAA